ATTCCGTGGAAAAGCAAGTGCAATTTTTGAAGCAGTACTTACTAGTAAGTTAAGCCAAGAAGTTGACAGACTCGAAGCAGAATATGCGCAAAACTTAGAAGAAGAAGTATCTGAAGTTCACACTTCATTAGTAGAAAAGGTAGATTCATATCTTAACTACGTAGTAGAAGGTTGGATGAAAGAAAATGAACTACAAGTGCAACAAGGTCTTAGGACTGAAATTGCTGAAGAGTTTATGACTTCACTTCAGTCAGTGTTCAAAGAGCACTATATAGAAGTACCTGAAGGTAAAGAAGACTTAGTTGATGACCTCAACGAACAAGTCACTGAACTAGAAGAGACTTTAAACAAAACCACAGAAGATAATATCAAATTACATGAAGCTGTTCAAGAATATGAAAAGCAAGAAGTAGTAAGAGAACAATCTTCAGGGCTTGCAGAAACAGAAGCTGAAAAATTAGCATCATTAGTAGAAGATATAGAATTCGATAACAAAGAAAGCTTTGAAGTCAAAGTTAAAACTGTTAAAGAATCTTACTTCAAAAATGATTCTGAAGAATCAGTGGACGAAGTAGACAGCTTATTAGGAGCAGGAGAGGTCGATGCAGACACTTCAGATTCTATGAGCCAATACACACAAGCTATAACTAATCACATTAAATAAGGGAAACTAAAAATGTTTAACGCAGATAGAAACTTAATGGAAAAGTGGGGTCCTGTACTCGATCACGAGTCAGTTTCACCTATCCAGGATAACTACAAGAAAGCTGTCACAGCTAGATTGTTAGAAAACCAAGAGGTTGCCCTACAAGAAGAAAGAAATCAAGCACAAGGAAATTTTATTTCTGAGGCTGCAGCTGCTAATAATATTGGTGGCGGCAATATTGGTTCATTTGACCCAGTATTAATTTCTCTCGTACGTAGAGCTATGCCTAACCTTATTGCTTATGATATCGCTGGCGTTCAGCCAATGAGTGGTCCAACAGGACTTATCTTTGCAATGAAATCAAAATACTCAACCCAAGGCGGAACAGAAGCTTTAGGTTTAGACGAAGCCGATACTGATTTTTCAGGAACAGGTACACACCAAGCTGACCCAACAGGTCTAAGTGGCGTAACTGATGCTGATACAGACG